TTCAGAGTCTTGCACTCCTTCACATACTGACAGACCTCAGCGAACTCCTCATCTTTGTCCTTAGGCACAATGATCTCACCGTAGGGATTCTCATCCTCCTTGTCCATGTATTTCACTTGGTTCTTCCAATGCTCCGCGCTCATCGGCGGCGTGATATTCGGGTGATGGCCATTGAAGTCCAGAAACCTCGCATTCTTGATGTCCATCCTCTTCTTCGTCTGCACGCATGCATGTGTATGCACATCCCCGTCCTTGTGGTGCTCATGGCATATCTTGACAGCCACCTCTTCCCTCAGCTTCATGTTCAGAAACATATGCAGCGCCCTCTTGTCAAGTGCGCCCGCCTTGCTGTAGGTCATCAGCATCTTCTTCCCCTGAAACCGAAAATTCGTGTCGTCCATCGCAAATCGATCCAAACTCAATGGAACCAAGTCTTATATAGAGAAATTTCGCCCGAAATAGAACGTCCCTCCGGATGGTTTCGGAGGTGCTGCAACAAAACCTCAGCGGCAATTGTAAAAAGAAAAGAGGCCGTCAGGCCGATATTGGATCGGGGCAGGCCGCCCTGGCGGCTCTGCTATCGAGCCGGCCGTAGGCCGAGCGAGTAGTCACCAAAAAAAAACATTTCCGAACCGGGTCGGGCCTACCCCGACTCTGCCTACAACTAGTGAGGAAATGAGGAAAATAAGTAACGTGACTTACGGACAGCTTTGATTCTCGTCCGTCAACTTAGCCTACAACTAGTGAGGAAATGAGGAAAACTGGCCCCTATATAATATTAAGGGGCCAAAAAAAAAACTGAGGCATAACCTAGTTAATGCATGTATCGCACAAGAGGTCCCGTTCGTCGCGCTCGACTCGGCGTCCGAAATCGCGTTTTCACAAGAAGGTCTCGCGTGTCCTATCGTCCAAAATACCGATTCGCAAGACGGGCTATGCCTTATCGTCGACGGTAGGAATTGCTCAGAATGAATTAACTTCTGTTGGACCTATCCTGCTTCAGCGGATTGTGCCTTTGTCTCCTGCTACTGTAGGATCATTAGCGTTCAATGCTGGATCCGAGTTTAATTGCATCCCCGGCACTTTGGTTGGGGATGGTTTCGGTGGTAGTACTATGTATCCTAAGTCACTTGTGTTACGCGGTGTACTACGAAACTTCGTGTACTCTCCTGCTACTACGGTTAGGATGTATCTCATCCGGTCTCGTATTGGTGATGTTCCTACTCTTAGTTCTGCATTCCTGGGTTTGACTAGTTGTAAACTTATTGACAAGTTCAACTGGACTCAGTATACTCTGATTGCTCAGAAGGATTTCAATCTTCGTGTTGCTCAGCATACTGGCAATCACTATTTACCTCAGTCTAAGCCTGGTGGTACGAGTACTAATAATTGTACTGGTACGTATTGGGACACTCCTGGTGTTAGTGTTATCGGAAATACGGACACAACGTACGTAACGGAAAATGTTGTCTATTTCAATGCGAATACCATGTCTGGTTCTTATGCTGAGCATACTATGCCATTCACATGGACTATTCCCTTGTCTAAAAAGGTTAGAAAAGTATCTTATCAAGAAACAAATCCGTCAACTGGTAATTGTGCGGTCGGTGATGCTTGCGGTGTTCCTACGACAAATACCAAGGATTTTCAATATCAGTTGTTTGCGTATGCTTATTGCAACGCTCTCGCCGGTAGTGCTCCTGTCTTGAATTCCTGCATCTTGGATGAGATGACCATCATGACATATTTCAAAGCTCCGCTCTAAGGTCACGGATCACATGCACCGTCTTGTAACGGCGTCTGATTCCTGCCAACACTTCGTCGGATACCCCAGCTGTCGGCTCGAAAATGTCAGCATTATTGTGACAAAATATCTTCGGTACTCCTGCCGGTATCGTCGCGTTCTCGAACCTCGCATGGATGCTCCTGTCCACTTCCCGATCCAGCAGATGGATAATGGCGTCACTCGGCATGTGCTTGAAGCTCATATCGTCGAATACAATCCCGTCATGGTCGTCAGCGTCATACTTCTTCAAATCGTCCGTATGGCTCACCAAGAGCGGACTCTTGAAGTGCGCCAGCGCCCACTGGGTCTTCCCGCTCCCAGCTTTCCCAAAAACCAGCCAGTTCGTCGTCCAGTCCGTAATCGGCTGCATGCGAAACTTGTCGATCGAAAATAAACCTTTCGTAACTTTCTTCGTGTGATTCTGTGTCCAGAACTTCTCCCAGAAACTGACCTTGTTCGAGATAGTCCGGAGATACGGACCCATACTGAACACCTGTTTCAGAGTCTTGCACTCCTTCACATACTGACAGACCTCAGCGAACTCCTCATCTTTGTCCTTAGGCACAATGATCTCACCGTAGGGATTCTCATCCTCCTTGTCCATGTATTTCACTTGGTTCTTCCAATGCTCCGCGCTCATCGGCGGCGTGATATTCGGGTGATGGCCATTGAAGTCCAGAAACCTCGCATTCTTGATGTCCATCCTCTTCTTCGTCTGCACGCATGCATGTGTATGCACATCCCCGTCCTTGTGGTGCTCATGGCATATCTTGACAGCCACCTCTTCCCTCAGCTTCATGTTCAGAAACATATGCAGCGCCCTCTTGTCAAGTGCGCCCGCCTTGCTGTAGGTCATCAGCATCTTCTTCCCCTGAAACCGAAAATTCGTGTCGTCCATCGCAAATCGATCCAAACTCAATGGAACCAAGTCTTATATAGAGAAATTTCGCCCGAAATAGAACGTCCCTCCGGATGGTTTCGGAGGTGCTGCAACAAAACCTCAGCGGCAATTGTAAAAAGAAAAGAGGCCGTCAGGCCGATATTGGATCGGGGCAGGCCGCCCTGGCGGCTCTG